GATATATATTGTTGGATATTTTGGAAGAAGAGGTAGAGCAAAAATATTTCCTATCAGAAAAATCAATGGAAGCATTAAACAAGATGGATTTAAACAAAAAAACAGGCTGGTCAAAGGACTCGACAGTAATTACCATAAAGGAGCAGACGGAAATAGAACAATGATTGAGGCTAAATTAAAAAAAATTGAAAATATAGATACAAAAGGCCATAATTCTATATGGGGAAGAGTTTATGACCCTGAAGGATTATCATCAACTCTAAATAGTGAAGGCGGAGGTCTTGGAGCAAAAACAGGATTGTATAAAATATCTGAACCAAATTCTAAAGGTTTTGCTGAGGCTGGATTAGGTGATACAATAAATTTAGAACGGCCCACATCTAAAACAAGAAGAGGAAGAGTAGGAAAGCAAAAATCTCAAACATTAGAAACAATTAATCATCAAGTCACAATTTCTAAAACTGGAATAAGAAGATTAACTCCAGTAGAATGCAACAGATTGCAAGGATTTTCGGACAATTGGAATAAATTTGGTATATTAGATAATGAAATTATTGAAATATCAGATAGGCAAAGATACAGGCAAGCTGGAAACGCAGTCACTGTTCCTATTGTTAGAATCATAGCAACACAAATCAAGAAAAAATTATTTAATGATAGAGAGGCCCATAATTAAAAATAATAAAATTCAATGCGAGCAATGCTATGGCTGGGTTACTATTGCTAATAAAGAAGAAGGTCGCTGGCTTTGCAATGATTGCTGTAAAAAATTTCCAGGGCGTGAGTATGGAAAATGATTTAGATGATTTTGGAATTGTTACAATAATTTCTTATGAAGAATTTTGTGATTTAATGAAGAAAACAGGAAATCAAGAGTTTTGCACTTGGGAATTAATAAATGCAATAGCAGAAATAAATGGAAGGATATATGAAAAAACAAAAACAATCGGAAATACCTAAAGTAAATCATTCTTATAAATGGCACGCTGAAATAAAAGTTGAGACAGAAAACGGATTTATGTATGTAAATGCAGTTGGCAGCAGTAAAAAAGATTTAATGAAAGATATTAAATCTAGGCTTAATCAATATAAAGATAGAGAGCCTGAAGTTGTTGAGATTTTAAAAGTAGCATAATAAAATTATTGCTTTTAATAGTTTAAAAAGCGTTTATAAATTAGACCTTAATAAAAAAGGGGTCGCCCAAAAAAGAAAAACGGAAAAAAAGCCAAATCAATGAAGCCAAAAAAAAGCAGATTTGGTAGAAAAAAATAAATCTTTAAAAATAAAACAGGTTAATATTGATGAAATTCATATGGCTGACTATAATCCAAGACAGCTTACAAAGAATCAATATAAATATTTAAAAGATAGCATTTATAAATTTGGATTAGTTGACCCGCTTATAATAAATATAAATCAAGATAGAAAAAATATCTTGGTAGGTGGGCATCAAAGATTAAGAATTGCAAAAAAGCTAGGCTTTAAATCTGTTCCATGCGTTGAAGTTAATTTAAGTTTTGAAAAAGAGCGTGAGCTAAATGTAAGGCTTAATAAAAATGTAGGTTCTTGGGACTTTGATAGCCTGGCAAATTTTTTTGATATTGATGAATTATTTGAATGGGGATTCAAAGATGAAGAATTGTTTTCTTTTGATAAAGATTATTCTGAAGAGTTTAGTTTGCCTGATGGAGATAAATCCCCATATCAGCAAATGACTTTTACTGTCAGTGATGAACAAGCAGAAATAATAAAAGAAAAAATTAAGCTGGCCAAGAAAAATGATTTTGGTGAAACAGGAAACAAAAACAATAATGGGAATGCATTATGGTGGATATGTCAAAGCTATGAGTAAAGTAAAAGACATAAGGTTAAAAGTAATTCCAAGCAATGTTGCAAACGCATTTGTAAAAAAACATCATTATTCAGGTTCAGTTGTATCCAATAGCAGATTGCATTTTGGAGCCTTTTTAAATAAATCCTTGCATGGAGTTTTAAGCTTTGGAAGTCCGCTTGATAAAAGACGCACAATAGGATTAGTAAAAAATACTGGCTGGAATGAAATGCTTGAATTAAATAGAATGGCGTTTGATAATCATTTGCCTAAAAATTCAGAAAGTAGATCACTATCGATTGCAATGAAATTAATAAAAAAGAACGCTCCTCATATTAAATGGATTTTGTCTTTTGCTGATGGAACGCAATGCGGTGACGGAACAATTTATAGAGCAAGCGGATTTATATTAACAAATATTAAAAAGAATAATACAATTTGGAAGTCGCCTGAAGGTAAAGTAAAAACAGATATATCATTAAGATTGAATCTAAAATCGAATGTAAAAAAACATGATCTATTAGAAAATTATAAAGGCGGTTCAAGTATGAAGATGTTTAAAGATGCTGGCTGGAAACCGATTGAAGGTTATCAATTAAGATATGTATATTTTATTGACAAAAATAAAATAAAAGATTTAACTGTGGAGCCTATTCCATTTTATAAAATAAAAGAAATGGGAGCTTCAATGTATAAAGGAAAAAGGATTGCGAGTCTGGTGTAATTGGTATGCATACTATCTATTCCAAGATAGTGGAGGAGGTTCGAACCCTACCGACTCGCTCAAAAATTATGCCTGAAAAAACAGGAAATAACAGGAATAAAGACGGCACATTTAAAGCTGGAGTCTCAGGAAATCCAAATGGAAGGCCAAAAGGCAGTATGTCAATACCTGATATGCTTAAAAGAATCGGAGAAGAAACTATTCCGAAAGAAATCAGGTCAAAGGTAAATGAGATTTTTGACGATGTTGATGCTGGAGAAATGACTTTAATGGAAGGCGTAATGAGAACAACAATGATTTATGCAATTCAGGGAAAGCCTTGGGCGGTTCAATTTATTGCAGATAGAACAGAAGGAAAAGCAAAAGAATTTAGAGTAGTTGAAAATAAAAATGACCCTATAAGGGTAATGGTTTTGGAGGATGAATAAATGGCAAGAATATCACCAGCGGTTTCTAAAAGATTAGGAGCCTTAGCAAAAAAGCATAAAATAAGCAAATCCAGCTTAACGCAAGTTTATAAAAGAGGGCTGGGGGCTGCAGTTGGCTCAGGAACAAGAAAAGGAATGACTCCATCTAGCTGGGCATCTGCAAGAGTTAATAGTTTTATTAAGATTGTAAAAGGAAGAAAAGCAATCAAGCATGACCCTATATTAGCAAGAAAAGAAAGAAAAAAGCGGAGAAAATAAATGCCTAGAAAAGCTAAAAAGAAAAAGATGAATAGAAGAGTTGCAAAAGATAAGACCTATAAATCAGTACCAAAGAAATATCTAAGCGGAACAAAAGGCTCTGCTAGAAGTCAAAGAGGAAGAGACATTGCAAGAATGCAGAAGCTTTATAAAGCTGGAAAGAAAGTTCCAAAAGCATTATTTAAAAGAATATTTGGGTGATGCTGAATTGGACATTAAATCAAACACGAAGTGCAATTCTAAAAGACCAATCAAGGTTCAAGGTAATTGTGGCTGGGAGAAGATGGGGGAAAACTATTCTTTCGCTTATGTATTTAATGAAAGACGATTTCCAAGCAAACGAAAGACGCTGGTTTATAACGCCCAGCTATAAGCAAGGTAAAATGATTGTGTTTCCTATATTAAGACAAATGTTTGGCCAATTTGCTGGAGCAAAACTTAATGAAACTGAAATGTCAGTATATTTTGATAATGGTGCTGAGCTATCTGTCAAAGGTGCTGATAATGAAAATTCATTGCGGGGAGTTGAGCTTACAAAGTGCGTTATGGATGAGATGGCTTATATTAAACCTCATGTTTGGGAAGAGATTGTTTATCCTATGTTGGCAACCACAAAAGGTTCTGTTCTTTTTATTGGAACACCTAATGGTTATGATATAATGTATGATCTATATTCAAGAGGCCAATCGGAACCTGATTGGAAATCATGGCAATTTAAAACAATAGATGGTGGATTTGTTTCTGCTGATGAAATATCAAGGGCAAAAAGAACAATGGATGGAGTGAGATTCAGGCAAGAGTTTGAAGCATCATTTGAAACTTCAGGCAATCGAGCAGCCTGGAATTTTGACAGAAATATTCATGTAAAGCAAGCAAGCTCATTATCTAATTATTTATGGTGGGGGTGCGACCATAATGTTGACTATATGACCGCAGTATTAGCTTGCCAATTCACAAACGGAACTATTCATTATTTTGATGAGATAAGATTAAAGAATAGTAATACAGAGGAGCTAGGTGCAGCAATGAAAGGTATAGCACCAAACATTGAGGTGTAT